CTCTACCGCTGAGTTAATCTCCCGAGAGCGGGTAACCGGATTTGAACCGGTGAGAACAACTTGGAAGGATGTCATGTTACCGCTACATCATACCCGCTTATGAGACAATTATAGAGTATTTGAGTATAATTGTCAAGTGTCGCTGAAGGGACTTGAACCCCCACGAATAAATTCACTGGAACCTAAACCCAGCGCGTCTACCAATTCCGCCACAGCGACGGACTCCCCCGGCAAGGATCGAACTTGCGACCAATCGGTTAACAGCCGACCGCTCTACCGCTGAGCTACAGAGGAATAATTTGGAGAATAAATCTCCAACGACTCAGGAGGGACTTGAACCCCCGACCAACTGCTTAGAAGGCAGATGCTCTATCCAACTGAGCTACTGAGTCATGAGACAATTATACCCGTTGAAGGTTGAATTGTCAACGGAGAGAAAGGGATTTGAACCCTTGGTGAAGTTACCCCCACACAGACTTTCCAGGTCTGCACCTTAAGCCACTCGGTCATCTCTCCATATTTAAAGTATAGAGTGGGGAAGGAGTGTTGTCAACCCCTTCCTCCTATTCTATTGTATCAAACTTCTACCTTGATCAGACGAGATGCATAATCATGAGCATACGAAGTACGGGCTCCATGATGCCCCCATCCAATCCAACTATACGCATAGTTCATGTAGCGGTCAATTGATTTACCAGGAGTTTTCATCTTCTCCTCAATCCTTTGCCACTGAACTTCATTCGTCAGATAACGAAGTTGCGTTTGAAGTGATGATGGCGAACCACCATACTTCTTAGCAAAATCACCCAATCCATAATAACGGTTGGCAGATGTCCATTGAATCAGTCCGTAACCACGGCCGCAGCCGTTGTAACTGGTTCTGCTTCCACCTTCGCAAATATTAGGCACGAATGTAGATTCTTGTCTAATATTGCCCATGATGGTAGCAAGGGCGTTTCTGTCTTTAATTCCATGATCCTGAAGAAATGCCAAGGTGGCATTTTCATTCTCATTACACCCTTTACAAATTAGCCTTAACTCTTTTGGCTTTTCGGGAGCAACCTCTTTGGTCGCTGTCTCTTCAACTACTGGGGGCGGAGGCCCATCCATTTTGTAGTTTACGAATGGCAGTGTTGCCGCATTGGTTGTAACCGTTGCCATAAGGGGCAGGGCTACTGTAAAGATATTTTGCATTAAAATTAATTGAACTCTACATCCGAATAGAAAGGGGGTACACCACACCTCTCGGTGGGCACTTTCCTCGGCTCTAATGTCACTTCAAATTCTCATGACGAAGATCATTATAAGTGATTATTTAGTTTTGTTACTAAAAGTCACCTACGGTTGTTCCGTAATCGTTTCTCGGAATTCTTCATAAAATGCACAAGCATTTAGGTAATCCCCAACCTCGGCAAGATAATGAAGCCGGTCAATAATACTATCTTTTAGATTTTCAACGTTGTCAATCAGCTGATTTTCCATGAAAGTAGTCCTTCCTGTAGTAACGACCAAGAACATTGCTATTGTAGTATCTTGGTTCCCCATTGTCAAGAGATTCGGTCAGGACATTGTTGAGAAACAACTGACGAGTCTCTTCGTAATTGGTTTTACCTACAGTATCATGTAAGGATATAATTGTTCTCTTAAACTTATCTTTTCCAAACTTCTTTACATCTTCTTTGAGTTCTGGACAAGATCCGTAATACTTTTTCCAATCAGACTCTGATTTACTTCTTCTACTAGCGCCCTTCTTCTTGCGGAAACTCCAGAAATATTTTCTACCAATATACGACCTACCAGTTGGAATGCAGTGAATATGATAAACAAAACCAAAATGATCTTGAATATGATCAGACTCAAAAACTTCTCCATTGTAGAGCCAAGGGTTTTCATAACTCATAAAGCTCTTTAATTAATCAAGCTTTATTTAGATGTAACCTTCAAGTATTTTTTGTTCATCAATAAATTTAATTAATTTTGATGCCCAAAATTTATGAAATTCTTCTGGATAGTGTCCATGCCATCTATCTTCATATCGTAAATGCTTCCAATCTGGATGATGTGTAGCAACACCCCAAAAAGAATAAATTTTATCCATTAAAGAAGAGTATTGGTAGTCAAATGTATTACTTTTATGATGGCCAAAATGATGTTTTTTATCTATCAACGACCAATCTCCATAATACCAATTAATACTATTATGAAATATAAAAGGAATATCGTATTTCTGACATATAGTTTGGACAATAAACATCTGATTTATTGATTTTTTATCAAGAGTTTCATTAGTATTACTCATTATATAATGTCTATAAATTGGCAGATGTAATTTTATATCTCTCTCATACTCATTATCTACTGTAAATTCATCAGTTAAATGAGATGGATAAAAATTTATATAATCATGACCTATAATAGATGATTTAACTCTAATAAAAGTTCTACTAGCTTCAGTAAAATTAAATAAAACAAAAACTTTTTCTTTCTTTGTTATTACTTTTTTAATTTCTTCATTAAATCTTTCAATTAACAAATCATTACTTCCACCGGGTTCAGAAAAATTTTTATATTTAAATCCATAATATTTTGCAATATAAGCAGGATATGCTTTTGAAAAACATTCATAATTATATTGTTCTTCTATTTCAGCACCGGCTGTATGACTATCACCAAAGGCTATTAAAGTTCTCGTCATATAATCACTTGTATATAAATGGATCTCTCTTCTGAAGTTCTTTAAGTCTTTTCTTGAATTCCTTTTCTTTTTTCCAATTAAAAATAAAATTCCAAAGTTTTTTAATCATGAGAGGCTCTTTAAATATCAGAGCCTTATTTATCTTTTGAACCCTAGCAGAGTTATTGTACCCATAAAAAAAGAGTCCGTCAAGCGGACTCTTGAAATTATTTCAGATCGTATCAGCGACCCATCTGTTTCGCGTACCACTTTTCAAACTCTTCTCTACGCTTGTCACCTCTAGGTGGCATAGGAGTTTTTTCACCACGGACTTTTCCGTACTTCTTTTCGTTTTCCTTCTCTTCATCTTCTTCATGCTTCTCTGGATTTTCACGAGCTGCTTGAGCTTCGTAAACTCTTTCCATTCTTCTACTAAGAGCAAGGATATCTTCTAGTTTAATACTCCCATTTTCATTTTCTTCTTTGCGAAGTTGTCCCGTTGCTGCATCCGTAGCTGCAGCTCTATTTCCTAACTGACCTGCAATTCCAGTATTCTTAGGTGCAGTATTTGTAGTTGTTTGCTTTTTTGCTAATGGATTCTTGATACCAAGTCTAGGGTGTCCAAGATATCCATCACCAGATTGACCACCAAGAACCTCTAGAATAGACTCTCTCCATTCTTCACTCATGTTTGCCATGATTACGAGTGCGTTCTCTTCAGTCTCTGCATATCCTTCATCTAGAAGGTGACCTTTGACTAGATCAAAGATGTCAACACCTTGATTGAGCATTCTCTCTCTTGCACCACCCGCAGGGCCACCTGCTTTGAGTGCTTGTGCTCTTGCACTCATTTGTGGTTTTGGTGCTTCAGGCTTTGGTGCTTCTGGTTTTTGTGATAAGGATGCAGCAGGTTTTGATGGGAGATTAAGAGCAGCTCTTACCTTTGGATCAGCAGCAGATCCTAGAGCGGTTGTAGATGATGGTAGAGCTGGTTTTCCTTCAGATGCCTTTTTAATTTGATCTGGAGCATTACCAGTTTGATAACCAAAAGTTTTCTGCATCAAAGGATTTGGAGTCTTTGGTTTAATTGACTCTGGGCCAGCAGCTTTAGTTCCTGGTGCGGGTTTTGCAGGTGCTGCAGGTGTTGATGGTTTTGCAGTTGCAGAAGGAGTTGGTTTTGCTGCAGGAGCTGGTGCAGGTTTAGCGGCCGCAGGAGCAGCAGGTTTTGCAGGTGCAGCAGGAGCAGCAGGTTTTGCAGGTGCAGCGGGTGGTTTAATTGTTCCACCACCTCTAACATTTCTATTTCTTGTTATTGGCGCCTCTGGTCTTTTTCCTGCTGCATTTCCATAAAGAAGAGTATTACCTAAAGCAGCTCTATTCTTTGCAACATTGGCATCATAAGCAGCTTTAGCTTTTGGGTCTGTAGGAGCACCACGCTCCATAAGTTGTTCTACATCTTCTTCTACAACTTCCTCTGAGAGAACCTCAGGAGTCTCGTAAACATGGGAATAGGCCTCCATGAGACCCTTGATTTCTTCTGCTCTCATCGTTACAAAAAGTACTTTTATAATGTTATTTATTTATCCTCTGGCTTTACAGGACAGCCAATCCCTTCAAAAACTGGAGAACACATTCTCATCGGTGGTGCAAGTTTCTTACAATCCTCCGAGTAACACAAAGACTCATCGTTTTCTTCTTCTAAGTATTTTTGTTTATATTTTTGATCATAATCGGAAATAATCCGATCATACTCCCGTGTTACATCACGAATCGCTTTATCAACATCTCTTTCAACTCTACGATTTACTTTGTTGGGATCTTGTAGTATAATCTCATTAAGAATACCTTGCGGTAGATACTTTCTTTGAAGTTCGTCTAATAAATCCCAAAGACCACTTTCAGATACTCCTGTACATTGTGAAAGGCCAGCTATAAGTGTAGATACAACAACTCCTACAATAATTAATTGTTTTTTATCTGGTTTCTTTTTTCCAAATTGAAAGTTAAATTGCATGATTTGAAATCATTCTATTACTAGTTATAAGCATCAATAAATATAAAAATAGGGAAAGACTGAGGAAAATTAATGTCTAGACTCGGGATCAACACTGGTAGTAATCCTAATGATGGTCAGGGCGATCCATTGCGAATTGCAATGGGTAAAATCAATAGTAACTTTCAAGAAGTATATAATACATTTGGGGATGGATTTACTCTCACAAGTTATGCAAGTACTGCAGGAATCTCTACACTTGCAAGAAACTTAACGGGATCTCCAAGAATTAATGTCAGTGGTATTTTAAATACTGGAATCACGACAACGGAACATTTAGAAGTTAGAAATATAACTTCCACAGGAATTATTACTGCTGTTCAATTTGTTGGAGATGGAAGTCAATTAGAAAATGTTGTTGCAACAAGTAGTGGTGTAGAAGTTTTAGATGATAACGTAAGAAAAGGAATCGCAAAAGAATTAAATTTTGGACAAGGTATATTTTGTAGTGGGCCAGATGGAGTTGGTAGAGTAACAATTGCTATTACAACTTCTATTGTTTCTGGTGGTGGTACTGGGGGATCTCCGTTAGAAATTAGAAATCAAAATACAATTCTCGGCGAATATTCCAAATTAAATTTTGGATCAAATCTATTAGCTTATGTTAATCCCGTTAGTGGTGTAGTAACAGTAACAACCGCTTCTGGACTTAATGTATCTGGAGTTATAACGGCAACTTCATTCCGTGGTTCTGGTTCAAGTCTAACAGGAGTAATAACTTCCTTAACCGGATACGCAACTACTGCATATGTCAATTCAGTTGTTTCTGGACTATCAACCTTCTCTGGAAATTATAATGATCTTACCAATAAACCCACAATTCCTTCTATAGTTGGTTTGGCTTCAGAAGGATATGTTGATGCTGCAATAAATGAAGTATCATCATTCTCTGGAGATTATAATGATCTAACAAACAAACCCACAATTCCTTCTATAGTTGGTTTGGCTTCAGAAGGTTATGTAAATAATTCTATCGTAGGTTTTATTACATCTGGATCATTAACTGGATATGCAACTCAAGGATATGTTAATTCTGTTGTTGCCGGAATCGCAACCTTCTCTGGGGATTATAATGATTTAACAAATAAACCGACCATTCCATCTATAGTTGGATTGGCTTCTGAAGGTTATGTTGATGCAGCAGTCTCCGGAGTCTCTACATTCTCCGGTGATTACAATGATCTCACTAACAAACCAACAATACCAGTAAGTCTTACAGATCTATCAGATGTAAATGCTGGAGCCCCTTCCACAGGGCAAGTTTTGAAGTGGACTGGATCTGAATGGCAACCAGCTCCAGATTTAACTGCATCGGGAGTTGGGATTGGACTATCAGACTTGTCGGTTAGTATATCGGCGCCAGGTATAAACTCATTAACGTATAATAATACAACTGGAATATTCCAATTTACTCCAACAGATTTATCTTCCTACGTTACCTCAAGTGGATCTGTCAGTTATGCTTCAAGTTCTGGAGTTTCTGAAGGTCTTATAGGAACTCCAAATATTTCCGTTGGTGAAGTGGGAATTTCTTCTTATCTATCAGTTTCTGGAGTCAGTAGTTTCTATAATAATATTCACATAGAAAGTAATAGAGGTCTTTTTATCGGTGATAATGATGAGTTCCAATTTGCTCACATTGGCGCAGACAGTTACATAGAGAATACTAGTTCTGGTTACTTAGTCATTAGAGATGGCGGTGAAGGAATTCAACTCAGAAGATCTGGAGGCGGCCCAAATGCTGGACTTATGGCAGCATTTAATAATGATGCTGGAGTTCAACTATATTATGATAGCGTACTTAAATTCCAAACGTTCCAAGATGGAGTTGCAATAAACGACTCTATTGGAATTGGAACTACTGCAGGAAATCCTCCATATAGACTTACAGTAAGTGGTATTGGTGCAACTATCACCTCAGGTCTTGAGAATGCCATCGCAGATCTTACTTCAAGTGTTGATGGATATGGACAAGTCAATATCAGAAACTCTCGTTCTGCTCCTAGTGCTTCTGGTGACTTAGTTATTACTGCAGATACTGGAACAGATACTTCAAACTATATTGATCTTGGAATCAATAATACTGGATTTAGTACATCCTCTTGGACAATCAATGGTGTTCTTGATGGATACTTATATACCTCTGATTCCAATCTATCCATTGGAGTTGCAGATACAGGCAAATACCTTTCTTTATTCGCAGGTGGAACTCTTGCGGAGAATGAGAAAGTAAGAGTAACTGAAACTGGTGTTGGTATTGGTTCTACACAACCAACATCAATGCTTGCAGTTGGCGGAGATGTAAGAATTTCTGGAGTTGTTACTGCAACCGCGTTTTATGGCAGTGGTTCTAATTTGAGTGGCATTTTAACTTCTGGCGCTTTAAGTGGTTATGCGACAACTGAACTTCTTGATAGTGTGGTATCAAGTATTCCCACATTTGACCAAGACCTAAGCACAACTAATGATGTAACCTTTAATAGAATTGGTATTACAACTGGCGTAATAAATGTCGGATATGATAACAGTCTATTGATAAATGTGGAAGATGGCGAAAGTGGAGTATCCACTTATACCTTTGACACTGCTGGAAATTTAACTATTCCAGGAAATATTTACATAGATGGAAATAGTGGATATGTATTATTCAATAACGGTGGTTCAAAACTACAAGCAGAACCTACTAATGATTTTGAAATTCATGTGGGTGGATTTAATAATAAAGTTACAGGATTTGGTACTGATGGAAGTTTAACAGTACCAGGAACCATAACATTAGCAAACGGATTAAAGCTTGCTGATTCTGGTTCTGGATTACCTGGAAACTTTGGATTTATTGGTGACGAAACTACAGATGTTCTATATCTGCAAGGTCAGAATGGTGTGGTATTGGCATTCCCTGACGGATTGGATGAGCCTGATTCATTTTTATTTGATGTATCTGGTATAACATTCCCAGATCTCACAGTTCAAACCACTGCTTTTACTGGTTATGCAAATACTGCGGGTATTGCAACTTATTCTTCATCATCGGGAATTGCTTCTGGACTAACTTCAACATCATCCGTTAATACCACAGGGATTATTACCGCATCCAGATTTGAAAGTACTTCTGCAGGAACTCCAACCATTGATTCTCCAAACAACTTAAATATTAATGCAGTAACAGTTGCAATCAGTACCGATCTAACAGTTGGTGGAGATGCTTATGTTGGAGTTGATACTTCAAGTGGATTAATTTTAACTTCACCAAATGGAACTCAATACAGATTAGTAGTAGACAACTCAGGAAACCTAAGTACAGTTCTAGTACCATAAGATGACTTTAAAAAAATATACTATCAGTGTAACTGAACCTCAGTATTGGCAGGAGATTCATGATCTCCTGTGTACTACAACCTCATGCGAACATATTCCAGATAGAGAGGTTTCATGTCATGATGAAAAGGAACATAGTCCTACAAGAGGAACTTTTATTCTTCATGGCAACGAAGCGGAATCTTTAAAAAACCATCCCCATATTAGTTGGGTGGAATTGGATCCATCTTCATATCCAGATGAATATCCAAAACCATCACATTATATTAAAAGATGGAATAAAAATGTAAAGGTTTATAGAGATTTGGGATCTAGTGTTCCAGTTACATCTGGAATAGCCAGTGTAGGAGAACTGGATAGAACTGGTTGGCAAATTGTTAGAACCGGTATTGGAACTGCTGGAGACTTCTGGGGAACATCGACTGGGGAAACTATTGGCCCAGTATCTGGTGATGTCAGTTACAGTTTAACTGGAAAAAATGTCGATGTAATTATTCATGATTCTGGAGTACTTCAATATCATCCAGAATTTTTAGATACAAATAGTCAATCAAGAGTTAGAGATGTAATCCTAGATGGGCCATATTATATTGATCCAGACTACTTTAATAATGTAATACCTGGTGTTAAGTATACAAAGCCAGACGGTAGAGTTGGAATCGCTACAACTGCTGCAGAAGAATGGTGGGAACAGTCTGCAAAAAGATCTGCAGGTTTTTCAACAATAGGTACTTTAAGTGTTCCTGTAGATTATACGGTACAAAATACCATAGGTTCTGGTGGAACTTCACATAATCTTGGTGGTGGTCATGGAACTTCCTGTGCTTCTTTAGTCGCAGGTAAAAATTTCGGATTGGCATTCGAAGCCAATATTTGGAATATGTGTGGAATTGGAGATAATACTTCAATTAGTATTGAACAAAATTATGATTTCATGAAACTGTTTCACATGTACAAACCAGTTAACCCTGAAACAGGAAGAAAAAATCCAACAGTAGTTAATGGTAGTTGGGGATATCAGGCAGCTTTCAGTTCTGCAAATACTGTAACTTATAGGTTCAGAGGAACTACTGGAACCTTTCTGGGAAATGCGGCTGTTACAGACCAAGTAACTGCAATGAAAAGTGGATTGAATAATCAGGTTGGTGGTGCTCTTGAATCATGGTCTTCATCTTCTCGTTCAAATTCCACTGATCAAGCGGCTTTAGAAATGATGGATACTGGAGTAATTTATGTGTGTGCTGCAGGAAATAATAATCAAAGACTTGGAGTTGGATCTACTGATCCAGATCTTTTAAATTATATGTCAGACAATTGGTTTGGGACAACAGATCCAAGATCACATTTTCCATCCAATTGTGTTCCATGCAATCATAGGAACTGGATGAATCCTCAAGGCATTGGATTTAATTCCACAACAGATGCAGAGTTTCATCCCGTTATTTGTGTTGGGGCGATGGATGATTTTATTAGTGCAACTACTTTGCCTAGAGGAGAAACCAAAGCTTCTTATTCAAATAATGGCCCAGGAATTGATGTGTGGGCTCCTGCGGATGAAACTCTTGCTGCAGGATTACCAAACAATGGCAGTGGATATAATGATTTTCGTAGATATGATAATTCTCTACACTTTGATAATAACTTTAATGGAACTAGTGCCGCATCTCCTGTGGCTTGTGGATTAATCACTTTATATATGGAAACCAATCCTACAGCAAATTCAAGAAAGGTAAAGTCTTGGTTAAAAAAACATGGTTCCAGAAATATTGGGACTTCTTTATACTTGGATCAATATACTGATGATACTACCACACTTTATTGGACTGGTTCTTCGAATATGAGAGGTGCAGAAACTAGAATTCTTTATAATCCTTTTGCAAACGATACCAAACCCACTATGAGTGGTATTCAAATTTCTGGAATAAGTCTTTCTCTATAAATAAGCTGCAATTGTTATCATAACAAAACAATGAAAAGACTTATCCTAGCCTTTTCGTTATTCTTTGCAACACCAGTCTTTGCAGGGGAAATCACCCATAAGATTGTTGACTCGGTACAACTGACTGTTGATGGTGCTGCATCTGCTGCTACCAGAATCGGTTCTTCTTACGCTGTAAGTGGAAGTAACATCTCCGCCACGACCTTTGGTGGTCTGACTGCTCCTGCGAGTGCTACTGCTGCCGCGACTCAAATTCAGGGTTCATATAATGTAAACACCTCTGGTCAGGCATTCTCTTTTAGCGAATCCTTTACTGTCGGTGATGCTGTTCCATCTGGTACTACAGTTACCTCAGGTGTTGTAGGTTCTCTTCCTTCATTCGGAAGTGTTACTACTTCTTCTGGTGGTGTTGCTGGTTCTCTTGCTGGTTCTCTTTCTGCTACTGGTGTTCCTACCGTCACCGCTGGTGGTGCTGGAACTCAGGCAGTCGGTCAGAGAAGTGTCGAGTTAAGTGTATTCAAATGAGATCTATAACTCCCGTTCTGCTAGTTGCAGCGGGATTTATATCTCCCGCTATGGCAGTGCCAGTCGTACCTAACTTTACCTCTGGCACAATGACTTCACACACGGAGTCCACAACAACTGTAAATGAAACTATTCGCCAAATTGATTATCAGACAGGATGGAGTTACACAGTCACGGGGACAAATATCAATATTCCCTCAACACCACAGGTAGGAACACCCTATACCATTATGCAAAATGGTGCTCCATTCCAGTTCTCAGAAACCTATTCTGGCCCTGGAATGATCAAAGACACAACTGTGATCCGAAGCACAACCATAATGTCAGTTACAGATACAACAAGTGTCTTCACACAATAGCATCCGCCCTTGTTCTCACTGCCTCTGTGACCCCTGCATTTGCGGAAGGGGACGTTCCAGTAACAGCAGTTGCGAATCCTCAAGCAACTTCTACAGGAAGCGTAACAAACCAGGCAGTACAGGTATTGCAAGGGCCATACGTTACCAACTCATACGGTGGTGGCGTAAGTTGTCAAGGGCCAACCTTTAACTTAACTCCATTCTACACAACAACTCATAGTGGTCAGAGACCTTATGAGGATTATGCAAACCTTGATAATGACCCTACAACCCCTCTGGAGAGGACTGGACAGAAGGATAACTTCTCTGGTAATTTTGGCATCTCTGGCACGATCTCAATACCCTTAGATGGTGGATTACAATCTCGTTGTAAGGCAGCAGCAGAAGTCTGGACTAATCGCCAGAGGGCGGAGACCGATAAGGCTCGTCTTGATTTTGAACTCGTCCGCCTCTTGAAATGCGGTGAAGCCATGAAGGCAGGAATCCATTTTCATCCTCAGTCTCCGTATGCAAAGATTTGTGCAGACGTTGTTGTTGTTCCCACTGGAGGTACTGTTCTTTCTTCTGCAACTTCAGTTCCTTCTGGAAAGCCTTTACAATCTTCTTCTTCAAATCCAACTGGGCAGCGAAATCAACCTGTAACTCGTAAGGCGTCAGGTCTCGGTGGAGCCGTTTCTTTGCCTGGACGTACATCTGTTGGACAATAGGTTTCATCTTACCTACCATCCATTCCACCAAAGATTTCCCAACAATAGCCGCAGCAACGGAAGCAGTAGCAGTAGTGCCAGCAAGTAAAACCTGTTCTTTAGGAGGAATTGGGACTTCTCCGATGAGGGGTACTTCAATGACTGGTACTCCTAAATTTGTTGTTGGTGGTGGAATTACCTGTTGTTGAACTGATTCTGGTGTCTGAACAGCAGGTATCTGTGGTGCTGCTGGTGGAGGAAGTTGTCTAGACTTTTCCTCAATTTCATCTTTCTTCTCTTCGTTCTGTTTTTGCCCCTCAACCATCTGTTTCCATTGTTCCATTGTGGGAACATCAAGTTGTTCATAATAAGGTAAGTTTGCAGATGGTACTTCTACCACAGGTTTCTGCAGACTTCTTATTGATGGTGGTGTGAACACTGGTGGTTCCAGTTGACGAACAACAGGAACCTCAACCCTGGGTACATTTATTTCAGGAATTTCCATTAGATCAATATTTACCCTCTACACACATTTGTGCTTTCTTATTTGGATAATAAGGATACAAACCATCTCTGGGTTTCATCCAGTTACATCCAATCAACCATTCTTTAGTCATGGGAGTTGGTTCTACTTGTTCCCATAATGGTTTTTCTGCAACCATCTCAAGATATCTAGCAGTTTGATTGGATTGTTCCTCAGCCCAATTTGCATCCGCTTCCCAGGGAACAGCACGACTCTGACCTATTGATTCGTAAGTGAGTTTGGTTTGTTTCATAATCCAGGCAGGAATCTCAGAATCCTGATGAACCTGTGCCATAAACGAGGTATGCAAACCACCTCCCATAGCATCTTGAACTACATGCCAACCTTCGTGTCTCAAAGTTCCAAGAAACTCTCTTTCATCACTCAATAACTTTTCACTGATAAAAAAACGATTAAGATTGGGTTTATAGATACCAACAGTTCTTGGTGTAAAATATCTTTCTGGAGCAAGATAAACTCCAACTTCCAACTTATTCAGAGCAGCGATAATTCTCTTTATTTCTTCTCTGAATGGATCAAAACCTTCTTTATCAAATACTGAAGATTTTGGAGTAAGTTTTTCAACCCCTTCAGTGCATTCTAGAAGAATCATACAACCCATTGCGTCAAGACTATATGGTTTGACAGTTGGTTGAGTTGGTTCTAGTGAATTAGCAAATACTGGTGATGCTAAAGTAATTGTGAGGCCAAGTGTTGCGAGTAGTTTTTTCATTCATCCCACCATCCTTCTTCTTTATGTATCCATATTTTGAGATTTTTGACATACTCTCGTAATATTTGTGCTTGTTCCTCATGCCAAAAATCACCCGTCTCCATCCAGAGGCGGGTGTGGTTATCTATGGCTTTGAGTATTTGATGGATGGGAGCATTCCAACACTCCCTTTTGGGAGTGTTCCATTCTCGTGGCACGGTATTACGAGCGAGTGTATTTCATTATATCTAAAATATTCCAATTGGCATTGACCAGGAGATGTTTCCACATATCCAACAATCATGAATGCAATGAATTCAATCATGTTCTTGGTTGTACGAATCCCTCTCCCTCTTCACCTTCTACCTTAGTCTCAAGAGCTTCAACTCTTTCTTCTAGAGAAACTTCTCTAACAGGAGCCGATTCTTCTACCACTGGTTCTGGTGTAGGTGTTTCAACTACATACTCAGTTCTTTGTTCTTCTTTTTTGTGATCGTCATCATCCTCGCCACCCTTCTTCATGGTATTAATTCCAAAGGTAGCTGCAGATGCAGTAAAGACGGTCGCAATAAAAGTTGGATCCATCTTAGATAGAGCACCAGCATAACTTGCGGTGAGAAGAGCAGCAGACCATCCGAGGATGGCAATACGAATTACTTGCCCCAAAGCATTCTCCTTTTTCTTATCCATATTGGGATTCCGTGTGATTGAAATCTAAGGTATTTAGGATTTTAGAACCTAAATTTAACATTTGCTGATACTGCGGTGTTGGAAACACCATCAGAAATCTGATGAATTCCCTGAATAAACACCATCTCCTTATAGTCAACGGTAGCAGAAACCTCAGCAGAGTTATCAGTCGCATAAGAACCTTCTACACTAACACCGAAGAGATCTTTTTTCTTACCACCAAAACGATGTGAAAGATTAAGACCAACTTCACCAGTGTGTGAAGTCTCATCTACTGCTGCAACACTTCTTGCGGACTGAATAGAACCTGACTCAGTAAAGGCATCTCTACGAGTATTTCCAACAGTGTATCCAACAAAAGGTGTGATGTTCTTATGAGCGTGCCAGAAGAGTCTGTTAGTGACCCACCACTCTTGTCCAGTGGTAGAACTCTCATTATTAAATACACCTTGAACATTTCTGGAGACATTATACTTGTTTTGAGCAAGTCCAGCGTTCGTGAGAAGTGAAAGTGTATTTCCACGGAACATATTGAAGACACCAATGTGACTCTTATTCAATGAGGAAGTGCTATCAACACCATCAAGATCAATATTTACATTATTATACTGAGCCCCAATAGTCCAGGTTGGTTTAATATCAATTTCTAGTCCACCACCATAGATGAAGGACTTTGCGGAATATCCATTATCAGCAGAAGACCAAGCATAATAGTTCTTGCTGAACACTCTGACCTTATCGGTTGTTGGTTCGGTTGGTTCGTGGTTCAGAAGACCTTGCAATCCACTACCAAGACCACCAATACTTTCTAGAACTTCGTGTTGGTCTACACGACCAAAGAGAGAATCATAAGTGTGCGAAATCGTAACATCATTCCAGAGTTCATAAGTATCAACAGGTGTTCCATTGGTTATGGTTTCATTTCCAGCAGCATCAGTTGTTGTAGTAACTGGTGTTGTGGTGATGGTTCTAACCATCGGAGTTGTGGTGGTCTTCGTATGATGTCTTGCGATTCTCTGAACACCACTATTTTCAGAAGCGTCGTGTTCAGTAAGTGTGATGTTTACAACTGGAAGGTTTGAAGACTGAACAGATGCCTGGGCAACTGATGGTCTTGTGATCGCAGTAGAATCAAGTGCAGTTGCGGTCACAGCAGAAGTTGGAGAACCATTTGCAGAAGAATAAGTTACAACTGGTGTTCCATTTGTTGTGGTTGAAGTTCCGTCAGAATAGGTGGTGGTTGTAACTGGGGTTGTTGTGGTGGTTGTGGTATCAACTGGTGTTGTGGTGACTACGGTATCAGTATAAGTTCTAACTCTTGGGTTTCCATCAGCATCAGTATCTGTAACAGTTCTGGTTACATAAGTTGTCGCAGAAGTTGATGATGAAGAAACTGATGTTGTAACTGAATTTGTGGTTGTAGTTCCTGTGACTGTTGGTGTGGAAGGAGTTGTAGGAGCAGAAGCAGAACCTACATCAGTAACAGTAAAGGTTGATGGAGTTGCACCACCAGCACCACCAGCAACAGCACCAGAACCAGCAGCGAAAGCAGAAGGGCCAAAGATATAAGCATACTGAATATTAACAATATCACCAGCATTTAATCCAGTGAACATAAATCCAAGACCGATGGTGTAGTCACCATTTCCGTTATCTACACCATTGTAATAATTGATTGGATCAGTAGTCCAAGAGGCACTTACACCAGAGTTGACTCCACCAATTTGACCTGTGAATAACCCTAGAGCATACTTGGATGCGAGTGCCTCTGATAGAACTACATTGGTTGCTGGAATACCACCAGCATATCCTCTAACATTAAGAGTTGCGGAACTATCTCCTGCGGCAGCTCTTGCGTCTGGGTCAGTGAATCTACCGAAGTAAAGAGTTGGAACAGCGATCAAAAACTCTAAACGAGTATTGATATCGACAAAGTGTTGATTATCATTGAATCTTACATCGTGTTCAATAGTAAAGTTTGATGTAGAACCAGACCATACTGCACGATTATCGTATGTGACTCCTCTATAGGATACTCCAGAGTAGTCTGCGTTGGTTCCTGTGATTGGGTTTGATTGACCAAAACCACCAGTATTATTGTTGGAGTGATTAAAGATGATTGCTCCAGTCGCATCTAATCCTTTAATCGTCCATCCCTCAAAAGGAGTTCCAGGAGTTAGATAATCGTATGCAGGATTAAAAGTTGATGTGCAAGTGGAATCGTAGAGAATACCTGGTGCGGTGTTTCCTTGCGAACCAATAGTTCCTCTATCTGAGGTTCCAATTTTGACACAATTTCCTTGCAGGGTGACATTACCTGCAAATGCTGATGGTGCGCCAATCAATAGCGCAGACGCTGCAGCAAGCGCCCTTTTAGCGTAAGACATAAAAATCCCCTGAACTTAGTGTGTACTAAACGAAACAAACCGAAGTTTTGTTTAAAAGTAAAGTAATCACCAAGTCCAGAGGACTCGGACTATGTAGATTCAGATCAAAAGATCAAGAATCAGTAATAATTGTATCTTATTTATCCTTTTTTCCAGGCTTCGCCTTCTGCCTTACGGCGGCGAGCAAGACCTGCTTCTACATTTGAACCAGGGTTACGATAGAGATAAAGAGCATCAGGAACCAAGTCCCACTCCTTATTCTTCAGACGCTTTGTAATGGTAT